GAGCCTCGGGATCACCAAGGCGGCGGGCCTCGCGGCGTACGACGACGAGGTGCTGAAAAGCTCCTCGCCGAGCATCGAGGTGATGCTCCGCGATGACCTGGCGAAAGCGGTAGCGCAGACGGTGGACGTTTCGTTCATCGACCCGAACAACGGGGGCGTGGCCAACATCACGCCCGCGTCGGTGCTTTACGGCATTACGCCGACCTCGGCGAGCGGCACGAACGCGGCAGCGGTATCCGCGGACGTGGCCGGCGTGTTCGCCGCGGCGATCGCCGCGAACCTCGACCCGATGTCCGGCGTCTGGGTGATGTCGCCGACCACGGCGCTCAAGCTCTCGCTGATGATGACGACGAACGGGGTGAAGCAGTACCCGGGAATCAGCATCAAGGGCGGGGAGTGGATGGGGCTTCCGGTGATCGTGTCGCCGAACGCCGTCATCGCGGGCTCGCCGCAGTTCGGCAACATGATCGTGCTGCTGATCCAGAACGAGATTCTCGTCGCCGATGACGGCGGCGTGGATATCCAAATCTCGAACGAGACGGCGCTCGAAATGCTCGACAACCCGACGAACCTGTCGACCGGCGGCACCACGGCGACCGCGATGGTGTCGATGTTCCAGACGCAATCCTGGGCGATCAAAGCGGTGCGGTACGTGAACTGGACCAAGCGCCGCACGGCTGCCGCGGCGTTCATCCAGGCCGCTGCGTACGCCTGATCGGTAGTGGTAGTTGGACTCGCCGGGCGGGCCGCCTTAAAAGTGGCCCGCCCGTTTTTTAGGTAGGAGCGGCGCGGCGGGATGCGAATCTTCGGTATCGAGTTCGGCCTGAAGCGCGTCAAGGCGCAGACGATGGCGCTTGTTCCGTCAAGCGGCGGCGGTGGATTCTTCGGCATCGTCCGCGAAGCGTGGGCCGGAGCGTTCCAGCAGCACATGGTGGTCGACGCCCCGCGCACGTTGCTCGCGTTCTCGGCGGTGTTCTCCTGCGTAACGGGGATCGCGACGGACATCTCGAAGCTCCGGATCAAGTTGGTCGAGGAGGACGACAACGACATCTGCACCGAGCTAGAGGTCTCGCCGTTCCTCGGCGTGCTCCGGAAACCGAATCGGTATCAGAACCGGATTCAGTTCCTCGCGCAGTGGATCATCTCGAAACTCCTCTACGGCAACGCCTACGCGATCAAGGAACGCGACCAGCGCGGCGTCGTCGTGGCGCTCTACCTGCTCGACGCGCAGCGCGTGAAGCCGATGGTGGCGGAGGACGGCGGCGTTTACTACGAGCTCGCGGCCGATCACCTCGCCGGGCTACAGAAAACGGTCACGGTGCCGGCCTCGGAAATCATTCACGACCGCTGGAACTGCCTCTGGCACCCGCTCGTCGGCATCTCCCCGATCTACGCCTGCGGCGTTTCGGCGACGATGGGGAATAGGATTCAGGCGAACTCGACCACGTTCTTCAACAACATGAGCCGCCCGAGCGGGCAGCTTACGGCGCCGGGGACGATCGCCCCGGATACGGCGATCCGTCTCAAGACGGAATTCGAGAACAATTTCAGCGGATCGAAAATAGGCCGGCTCCTCGTTGCCGGCGACGGCCTGCACTACGAACCGATGACTATCCCGGCGGAGCAGGCGCAGTTGATCGAACAGTTGAAGTGGACGGTCGAGGACGTGGCGCGGTGCTTCCACTATCCGCTGTTCAAGTTGGGCGGCGCGCTGCCGCCGGCGACGAGCATCGAGGCGCTGAACCAGGCCTACTACACGGACTGCCTCCAGGGGCTGATCGAATCGCTCGAGCTATCGCTCGACGAAGGTCTGGCGCTGCCGGTGAACTACTACACGCTCGTCGACCTCGACGGGCTCCTGCGCATGGATACCGCTTCGCGCTACGCGGCGACGGAGACGGCGATCCGCGCCGGCTGGATGGCGCCGAACGAGGCGCGGGCGCGCGAGAACATGAAGCCGGTGAAGGGCGGCGAGTCGCCGATGATCCAGCAGCAGAACTTCTCTCTCGCCGCGCTGGCGAAGCGCGACGCGAAGGATGACCCGTTCGGCACGGCGCCAGCGCCGGCGCCGGCCGCGAAGCCTGATGCTGCGGCGAATGATGACGACGACGAGGACAACGAACAGGCCGCGGCGCTCGCCGATCAGTTCATCCGCGGGATGATGGCGGAAAGCGGCGCGGAGCGCGTTGACCGCGCCGCGGTATCGGCGACGCTCCTGGACGTGGATTCACAGATTCGCGCTTCGGTCGGTATCGTGACGGCGCTCGCCTCGAACGTGACCGAAAGCCAGAAGCGCGTCGATTCGACGCTGGAGGCGGTCGTGGCCGCCGCGCGGCACACGGAGCAGTCGCAGGCGCGCGTAGCGAAAAGCGTAGACGACCTGAGCGCGACGCTCAAGATGCCGGTCGTTCCGATCTTCGACAAGGCGGGGATGCTGAAGGGCTCTCGGCGCGTGGAAAATCTGGAGGACGAATCGTGATGCGTTCGGTTTTGCGAGCCGTCGCCGCTCTAGCTCCAGCGCGGTGCGTCACGATCCTAGCGGATGGCGTCTCTTACGCGCTACCTATCGCGCCGCCTCGAGCGCCGCCGACGCCGCCGGACCATCTAAAGGAGATGGCGACGGAATTGCTTGCGCGTGATGCTGAAAGCCGCGCCTTGATGCAATCCGCGCACGAAACGGTCGAAGCACTATTGGGTCGCGTGGACAAAACGGTCGCCTCTATTCGGGACGGCCAGACGGCGGTCGCAGCGAACTTGAAGGAAAACACCCGCACGCTACATCTTCCTGTGCGCCCGGTATATGATGCCGCCGGGCGCCTTGTGGAAGCGAGGCGCGTCGATAAACGGGAGGACGAATCATGAGCAATCTGACGGGCCAGACCGGAATCCTCAGCATGACCATCACGGTCAAGCGTAAGGCCACCGGCAAGGAAGAAACGCATCACCTGACCAGTACTGTGCAGGGCGAGGACGCCGAAAGGGCGCAGCGCATGGTCGAGGAGTTCTACTCACCCAAGGAGAACGGCAATGGCGGTAACGCATAGCACGGCAAGCAGGGACGCGGCGACGAATGCCGTAGTCGATCAACTGGACGGTGCGGGCAGCAAGCTGTGCTTTCGCATCTCTGCGGCCGGCGCGATCGCGGCGACGCTGACTTGCGCGACGCCGGCTTTCGGCGCGTCCTCGTCCGGCACTGCGACGGCGGGCGCGATTGCGTCCGACACGAACGCGGCGGGCAACGCGAGCGCGGTGTCGCACGCGACGCTGCAGACGAGCGGCGACGTGGTGGCTATCACCTGCGAAGTGGCGGCGAGCGGCAGCGACATCGACATGACGAACGGGCTCGTGGTCGCCTCTGGAGATACCGTTTCCTGCTCGAGCCTGACCTATACCGCGCTTTCGGCATAGCCTGCGCATCCTCTACGCGGACCTCACGACGTGGGAGGGAGACGTGGGCCAGTTCGACGTGTCCCCCTGCCGCGGCGTGCTGAAAGTGGTCCTAGATGGAGTCACCTTTTCCGGCTGGGATCACTACGGCGTGATGGTCGAGCGCGAGCGCACGCTCGTGGGCGTCTGGAAGACGGACGACGAGACCGACCCCTACTTCGGGCGTGGCATGGCGTGGACGTTCGGGCCGAACGGCAGGCAGGAGCGCACGCCGTACATGCCGAATGCGGAACTGCCGGAGTTCAAAGTGACGCGGCGCGGGCAGTGGGTCGCTGACGACGTGGCGCGGAGCGTGGGCCTGTGACGACGCCCTTCGTCCTCACCGACACCAACTCGGACCTGACCACCCAGGGCTCGGTCCACAACAAAAAAGCCCCGGCCGCTGCCGAAGGCGGGACGAGCCTCGACATCACGCTCGCCGGCGGTGGATTCGGATCAGCCGCCTGGTACACCGAGCCGAGCGTCCCGAACCTGACCGAGTGGCCGGCGGGCGCTTATACGCTCTCGCTCGACATTGACGCGACGGGCGCGGATATCACCTACACGCTGTCGCTACGCCAGGTGAACTCGGCGGGCACGCCCCAGGCAACGCTCGGCACATCTGGCACCTTGAGTGGCACGGGCCTGAAGTCGCACACGGTCAACGTCGGAGCGCCATTTGCGACGAACGCCGGCGATCGGTTCGTGGGGGTGCTCACCGCCGTGCGCGGCGCG